GTTCAAGGTATTAGCCACCAATGCCACGTTGTTGTTAATTTCGCTATAGGTCAAGCCTGAAGTTGTCGAAACAACCGTTGTGCCTGTAACTACAGCGACTTGGAAAAGCTGGTCTGGATCTTCGCAGACGAATGCGGTGATAAAGGTGTTTGCCTTTACCGAAGTGCCGCTAATCCATGCTTGTGAGAAAGTCGGCTGACCTGTCACAGAAGAAACAAACTGACAGCCAAGAAATACACCAGCAAAGCCTGTTGCTGGAGCAGCAGTCGTCGAGGTCGATACTGCAATGGTGCCGTCGTTGACAAAAATAACGGGGTCACCAAATCCAATGCTTGACGCACCAGATGCAATACGGCGCTGACGGGTAGCTCCGGCAAAGACTTGACCACCGATCAGATTGATCGGCTTTAGCCCATAGGGCTTGTCTACAGTCGGGTAAGCCATTTGGAATTACTCCTTAGATTGTTGATTGCCGCGTCCGAATGTCACCGACGATTTACGCTCTGTAAACAGAGGCATACGTGGATCGTTCTCGCGCATAAAGTTGTTGTCAACAGAACGCATTTGAGCATCAGCCTGCTTATGGTAAAAGTCATTGCGTTGCTCAACGAACTCCGTTGGGGTTTTGCAAAGCATCAGGCCACCGACAACAATGTTGTCCTTGAAACGCTGGTTGTCATTATCTAAATAACCAGAAATCTCAGGATGGTCTTCAGCCTTAACAGGCTCCCAGCCTTCACGTAGTTTAGTTGACACATTACGTGGATCAGATTGGCCCATCATAGAAACGCGAATCCAACGATATTTATACCCTGGCTCTGGAGCGGGGTCAGGCAGCAGTGTGGGAGGTGTCCAACTGCGAGGACGCTCATCTTTAGCGCGGGTATCTAATTCGCGATTTACGCGGTTTGCAACTTCAGCCAATTTATTCTCAGCCATTTTGTGTCATTCCTTCCGCCACTTTCCGGGCATATAATTCAAGGGGAATCTTCAACTTCTTAGCAAGTGCAACCTGAGTTTGCGTCAACGTGATTTTTTTAGGTGCAACGTTTCGGCTTGCTGGGGCTACAACATTACTGCTCGTCCGTTTTGGTTTCTCCTCGCCAGAAAAGCTTTCGGGAAACTTACTACGCACGGTTTTATTGATCCTCTCATAATAATCATCTGAGGATGGATCAACGCCTTCTTCAACCAATTGTTCATGCAGTCCCAGAGTGAAGGCAGTCATAAGCCTATTTCTCCCAAACCACTGATTCTCGTCACGCCATGCAAGCGCTTTGGGATCGGCTTTATTCTCTGGAACGGACTGTGGTTGTATATTTACAGGAAATTGGCGTTCTTGTAAAGGGGGTGGCCTAAAATTTTCTACTTTATCCAAACGAAGTTTGGCTTGCGTCATTTCTTCTTGGGCGGCGACAATTTGATCAGCATCCCCGGCATCATATGCAGCTTTGTATTTAGCTTTAGCCTGTTCTAATGCGAACTCAGCATTTTGCCTAGCTGTGCCTACAAGAAGCGTAGTGTGATCCCCAAGATTCTTTTTAAGGCTGTTATTCTCATCAATAATGTGTTGAGCAAACCTTAAAGCCTCTTCCCGTTCACGTAAGGCGGCTTCTTTAGCCCGACGCTCATCGTGGTATCCGTGCGACAGTTTTTTAATTCGCTTCTGAACACCTTCGTCATATTTAGAAAGTTCGTCGTCAGTTACTTCACCAACCGGCTCTTCAAGCGGTTTACGCCCTTTATCGGTATCTGGGGTGTCATCGACCACTTCAATCTCAAACTCAACAGCATCGTCCTTAGCCTGTTTTGTTTGTTCAGAAGCTTTTTCATCAGGGAATTTAAATTCAGTTTGATCCATATTTCACCTCATGCACGTTGGATACCACGGGGGTCTTCGACCACCGCTTCAACGGAATCATCGTTAATAATCCTAAATTCACGGTCGTGAATTTTAAGTCTTGTGCCTGTATTAGCGCGAGTAATCACAAGATCCCCCGGTTTGCACCACGGTCCTGTTGGAAAACGATTCTTATCAGCATAAGCCATATCACCTAGTGATACGACAAAAAGCACATTGCTTAATAACTCTTCGTACTTTAATGTTGCATCAGCTTTAATAATACCGCTGTCAAACTTGTTTTCAATTGTTGGTAGGGCGCATAAAATTTTATACCCTTTAACATGCGGCAATTGTTTAGCTTTTTCCTGCGCTTCTTCTAGTTCAGTCATTCTCAAATTCCTCATACCGTTGCACAAGGTCTTGAACTTCTATTCTTGCACGGCGCAGACCTTGGATAACGCCACACAAATTCCTATATTCAGCAAAATCTTTACAACTACCTTCGGCAATAGACTCACTTACTTCACGCTCGCGTTCTTTTAATTTATTAAATAAATGATCAAGTATCATCCGTTCATTTGCCATTATTGGTTACCCCGCTTCATTGCAGATTTAAGTAAGTCGGCTTGGATCTTTTTATCATCCCGTTTATCTTGGCTTTGCAGTCGAATGTTTTCTTTCTGTGCTTCAAGCTGTATACGTTCTTTCTCGTTTTGCAGTCGGCCTTGTGCAAGCGCAACGTCGGCTTGATCCTTAGCAGCTTTGCGCTGCTGCTCCATGCCTTTAATCTGAAGTTCTTGTTGCTGCATCTGAACCAGAGGATCTTGAGCAATTGCTTGAGCTTGTTGTTGAGCAGCTTGGGCTTGATGAATTTGCAACACTTGTTGCGCTGCTTCTGCTACGTATTTAGCCATTGCAAGTTCTTCGGCTTCAGAAATATCTTGCTCCGGTCCCGGTAGCGGTGCACCCACACGCTGTTCAATCTCTTGCCTATATCTAAATCCTAAATGCTCAGCAACGTGAGCCATCATTGCAGCCTGCATCTGCTGCGCCATCGGGTTTTGCCCAATAGTCTGCATAATGCTTGGGTCTTGCAAGAAGGTCATATGTGTTGTGATGTGTGCCTGATGATCCTGATAAATAAATGCTTTCAGCGGTGTGCCTTTAAGCACGTTCATATTTTCAGTGATTGGGTCTTTAGGCTTCTGGTCATCAGGCAGCGGTACCAACTTATCAGCGTTAGGAATACCAAGCACATCCAACATCTGCCTGTGAAGCCGTGGAAGATCGTAAAGCTGGGGCGCACCCTGAGCAAGCTGTAAGGCAGCTTGATACTGCACAACCCGTTGGGCCATTGTTGAAGCGTTAGGGTCGGATACAGGAATTACTTCAATTACATCGTAATCCTCAGCTTTAACTTGTGGTGTGCCATCTTGGGGTACATAACTATAGTCTGGACTTGTATACTCTCTAATAATTTCTTTTAGCAGCTTAAACTCTTCTTTCATCGCTGCATGGATGCGAGCTTGTACTGCACCCATTGTTTTTAACTGCCGCTCCAAGAGAGCTAGGGTGGTACCCACCGGAGCCTGACTCGACATATCGCTGACTTTCATATCAGCCATACCACTGAGCCTTCGTGCTTCTTCGGTGATCTGGTTTAACAGTGCAAGGAGTGTTTGGCTGGGTTCTTTATACGGCAGCGGTAAGATATTGTCCCTGATTACACCACCCGGAACATCCACATCTCTCCACTCACCGGGAGCAATCGGCGTATCGTCACCTTTGATACGCAAACCTCTGGATTTCAAACCACCCGGAAGATTAGATAAAGAACCCGCGTCAACCAACTGACGAATCAGCATGGTGCCTGCTGTGGCGTAGCCACCAATAATATGTATCAACCCAAAGCCATAAGCCCCAAAACCGGGGACATACATGTAGTGTACAAAGTGTTGTCTCGCTGCTTTACGTGGGTCGTCTTCTTTATAATTACGACGAATTGCTAAAACCTTATTAGTTCCCTTATCAATGGTAATGACATAGGGCAACGGTAAATCTTCTTCGTATCCGGGCAAGTCATACTCAATATGCACTTCGTATATCTGATACCGCTCATCTTTGGTTTGCTCAACACCTTCTTTTTGTGCCTTGGCTTTCTCAATATCAGTCTGGTTAGCGTAGGGTTCACCAATATCCACATCACAATAAAAACCACTGACTTGCAGGCGTTTAATATCATTTTTAGTTTTCCGCATCACATGCGTGAGGCGGTCTGTACGTCTGATATTTGTTACGCCGTACGGTAGGATTATGTCCTCGGCGGGTATATAGAAGGACACCTGCCGCTCAAGTGACGGGTCGTAATAGACTTTTTTGAATGATGAACCGGCTAACGCCACACCCCATAACGCACGTTCATGTTCCGAACGGTACTCAGGCATTTTGTCTGTTAGCTGATAGTTCATATCAGCTTCTACACGTTTAGCCGCCTCTTCAATTTCAGGACTGGATGCGCCAATAATATTAGTTTTTACAGGCCCATCAGCGGGGAAAGTCTCCATAATTGATTCGCTCTGGAAGCGAATTGCAGCTTCGGTAAGCAGTGTGGAGAACACACCACAAGCACCATCCCAAGGCTCTGTCACGTTGTCATAGCGCAACCCAAGAACATCAAGCCCCTTAACATAAGTATCAACCCAATCTTTGCGGGAG